CAACTACGCCCAAGCCGTGCATGGCGTACCCGCCAGAACAGGTGAGAAACAACGTCAAAGGCTGCGCGGGGGGCAACGTGAGATGAGCGCTCATTAGGTCGTGCTGCATACCCTCGCAACGACTGCGGCTTACATTGCCGTGGTAGAACAGCATACCCTTTTGGTGGGCGAGCACCTCTTCAAAGGCCCCCTCAGGAACCTCGTCCAATAGATGTCCTACAATGCCGTCCAAGAGGTCCGCGAACCCCTTTAGCCTCCGGGTACGCAACTTATCAGTTACGACCCGGCGAAACTTGTAATCCAGATGCTCTCTGGTGACCTTCATTTCAGCATGACTCCTGGTATTTTTTGGGTTGCGCCCTTGGAGTATTTGCCGCAATCCTGACAAACGTAGCGCTGGGCGCGACGTGCTACGATGTACCACCAATCGTCTGGGATAGTATTTAAACTGCCGCAGACCGGACAGGCGTGGACTTGACCCTTCTTGAGCGCAATGTTCGGGTGGAAACTATGCCACGCTCTGAGTTTCATATAGACCTTCCAGAGAAGAACTACGTCCTGGGCGTTGTAGCGTTTCATCGTAGCCCAAGCGCGAAGGTCGCCCTCCATGCACTTACGCCAGAGTTCAAATCCGGTATGCTTATGCTTACGGCCAAGCCCCAATAGCTGGGCGAGGTCGTTCAGGCTATTGGAGTTGAACTTGAAGTTGCGCTTCGCTATCTTGAGCGTGTCGATAGTCTTGTACGGCGACGGCGGTTTGAAACCGTTGATTAGGAACCGCGCATTGGACTTGCGTATATCGAACTTGTCGCCATTATGGGCGATAACGAGGTCTGCCTCATCTAGGACCTCCCAGAGCTTCTGGGCCAGGTCACGGTCGTTCTCTTTGTCTTTCGCATAGAGCTTAAAATCGGGGAGCGCCCACGTGGTAGGTCTGCGTTCTCCAACCCACATGACAGAAAAACTGAGCAGGTGCCATTCAGACTTAAACTCGATGACATTCTGCTCCCATTTGCCCCACACCCACCCGAGGTTTGGGCTTGTTTCTATGTCAATGAAGGCTATGCGATACGGTTTACTTGGCGCGACCTGCGGTGCTCCAGGCTTTCTCGAATGCGGTGTCGTCAACCGTTGACTTGTCAGAGAAATCCGTCTTGGTGCCTGCGGCGTTAGTGTTCGTGGACGGCGTGCGCTTTTTGCCGGCTTCATCGTTACCGCCCTTGTTGGTGTTGCCGCCGTCTGCAGCCTTGAACTTGTGGGGTTTGGCTGCCTTGAAAGCGTCAATGATTGCTTTGGCACCAATGACTTCGCCGTCATCGTCAACGGTCACATCTTTGGCGTCAAGCAACTTGATGTCGTCGATGTCTACGATGCCGGCTTCACGAGCCAGTGACCGCAATTCAGTGGAGATTAGGCGCTTGTTTGCGTTCTCCGTGGTTTCGGCCAGCTTCTTCTCAGCCGCAATGGCGCGCTTCTCGGCCAGCTCAGCGACCTTTTTCTGGTCGTCTTTGGCTTTGGCTTCGTCAGATTCGCGCTGGGCCGCTGCGTCTGCTAAGGCTTTGGCCGCGTCTTTGGCGTCCTTGGCCTCTTTGCGTAGGCGTTCGACATATTCACGCGTAAATTGTTTGTCTTCTTCGTTTTTGCCCTTATTGTCGGCGGCTACTTTGTCGGCAGCCGCTTTGTCGGCGGCTACTTTGTCGGCGGCTGCCTTCACGGCTTGGTCGGCAGCGGCTTGTTCTTCAGGTGTCATCTAGTTGAGGATACTCCTATTTGGATGAAGTAGTTGGTTTCGCTACCGCGACAGCTTTTGCCTTTGCGATATGGTTGTCGTTGACAACTTTGCCCTTTGCAATGAGGGCATCGTTTTCAACTTTGCCCTTCGTGACAATCTTGTCCAGCTCATGCTTCTTGTCCGCCTGGTCGGCCTGTTGCTTCTGGTCCGCTTCGTGGGCGTCGCGGGCGGTCAGAGGCGGATTCTTCTTATGCTCCGAAGCCAACTCAGCCGCAATGCGGTTCTGGTCGCTGATGCCTACGACAGACGCCGCCTTCTGGGCGACAACGCTGATAGGCAGAATCGGAATCGGGAACTGCGGCGTGCTGCCTGCGGCTTCCGACAAAGCCTGCAACTCTGCAAGCATATCGGCGCCAGACGGCGTGCTCCACTGCGGCCAAACCAAACGCAAGGGCGTATCCGCGTCCACCTTGCTTGCATCCACGTTTTGAATTTCAATCGTGCCCGCAACTAGACCCCGAAGTACCATACGCAGCAACTCAAGGTAGCCTCGGACGCCGTAAGACGTTCGGAACCGCTCGACAAGCCACACAAGAGCCTGATGCAGCATATGAAGCGCCGTGCCGGAGGTCGGCCCACGACTGTTCTCGCTGTCGGCCTTCATGCCGCTAATAGTTTCCATAGCGTATTCGCGCAATTGTTTGACGTGGTCGCCAGCACCCCGCAGGCCTTCGCCGCTAATTTCAAGGACAGACATGTCGCCTTCGACCTTGAGCATCCGCGCTGGGCTCTTTATAATCTTGGTCTCAGCTGCTGGGTCGGAGCCAGCTAGTGGTATTGACGTCTGGAGTGGTGCGGACTTTTCGACCATGAGAGGGTCCGCTGTGTACCGATACCCGCGCCCAATTTGTGACATCAGGTATGAAATCTCAATCACCATATCGGTGATAGCTGCAAACGTGCACTCGCCGTCAAGGCTGGTGCGATTGGGGAGGTTCTTCATCCAGACGACGTTGATGGCGCCCAGTTTGTTGATGTAGCTGCGCTCCTCGTCTTTCTCCCAGCGGATGACTACCTGGGCCCCGGTTGTCTCGTCCACGGTCGTGTCACCCAGCTTCAAAAACTTCTTTTCTTCCAGGGGGAGCGAGGCGAGCACGCGTTCTTTAGTGTACGTCACCTTGATGTAGTACAGCTTGTTATCGTCATACTTGCCGTCGTAGCCGGACAGTCGCAGGTCTTCAGCGGTGACAGCATAAACTTGGTCCATTTGAGTCAACTTACGGGGGTCGGCCACATCGAACACCGGGGTGCAATACTTGCCCTCAACGATTTCAATGTACGGCGTCTTGTCCGGTAGTATGCGAAGCACTGCGGCGACGGAGCCAACGCAGCCCTTTTGCATAGCCTCAAGCATGACGGCTTCGAGTTCAAGTGATTCGATAATGCGCTCAAACTGCTCGTGCTTCTCAGCCAACGTCTCTGGTGAGACGTCGTCAGCAGCTTGGGAGATGCGGACGGCTGGGGCGTGCGCGTCGCCAAACGTCAGAGATGACGTGTGGTCTACAATAATCTTGGGGAGCTGGTATTTGACGCTGGGGCGGCGGTCGTGCAGCTCAATGTAGTTGCCCGGGCCGTTCTCCTCTTTATCGAACGGCCATTGGAGGACATCATAAATGGAACCCTTCCAAAGGCGTTCAAGCGCATCCAACCGCTTAAAACGGTCAGTGGTTCCCTTGGGATAATCAATCTTGTCTGCTAGCTCTTGAAAGCCCACGTTTTAGTTCTTCTCCCCGCGTATGCGCGCTTCCTGTATGTGTTGGCGCCAGATGCTTTTATTCAAGAGTGCGTCTAAATTGCACGTGTTGACGTTTCGACAGCGTGCGTTCCACCCATATCAAATAGCCAAGAGCATCTGAGAGATGTGTCATCTTCTCGTCGTCCTTGTCTATATCGTTGGTGCCCTCCTTCCACCGCACTGCTTCAAGGTCAGTTACGGTGTAAGGAGCTGCCTTGTCGTCGATAAAGAGGCCCTTGCCATCCTTGGTTAGAACCTGCGCCTTCACTTCGTTGACGCGGTCCATCACGGCAGGGTTCTGGGTCTGGACGCGGAACTCCACGCGGATGCCTTCACGCTGTAAGCCTTGGACGAGGATGGCCCAGTTGCTACGTGCGGCGCTGGACGACGTGATTGTCTGCGACTTCGCGCCGCCCGAGGCGTCACCGTACAGAATGACACCCGTTTGCTTGGCGATTGCGCCATACTCTTTTAGGAAGGCATCAAGAACATCAGGAGCGCCCGCGTTGGGGATGCGGAACTCGCGCAAGACGTAGACCAGTGCGTGCTGGTAGTCAGGCGCAAGGAGCGTGGTTGCTGTTTGCATGTTCTTGACCTTCGACATGCCTGGCAGGTCCCAAGCCGGAGCGTGGTTGCCGCCTCTGACGATACGCTGTTGTTGATGAATCTGCGCGACGACAGAGCACATTAGGCCCACGTTGAAGTCCAGAGACCACAACAATGGCTTGTTCATATCGATGGCTAGAGGCGGCAAAGGCGCAGGAGGCTCAACACAGCAGATATTTCGAGCAAACCCTTTGTACACCGTGCCGACCGTGGTTGAACCCCAGTTGCCGTCAATTAGGAACGGCCAGAGGTCTGGCGACATTGAACGCTCTTGGCGGTCAATGTACTGCTCTAGGTCCTGCATCAAGAAGTTGTCGCGCAAAGAGACATTCCAACATTTGCAGTAGCCCTTCTCTACAATGAGTTCATACAGCCAACTGCCAATGGCACTAGGGTTCGTGGTAATGCGGAGCTGGGGCTTCATGCCAAACTTGCGATACTGCTTGCCGTCAGGGCTGTAGCGCAGACGCGGAGCCAGATAGCGCGTGAATGCCACCTCAGAAGATGGCCCCGGATCCGCTGTCTCGTCGCACCAAATTGTGTCAGCTTCAAGTGAGCGAAACCCAAGGTAGTTTTGAACTGACAGCACCTTGATGCGGCAACCGTTGGCTAGAGTTATTTCACCAGTGGATGAATTGTATGAGTACTCGACCTCACGCGTGTCGAGCACTCCCTTCAGGGTCGCAATTGGCCCGCGCTTGGCCTGAGGGAGGTCTTTAGTGGCGATGCAGTGGGTAGCCATTGGGAATTGTAAGCAGCGGTCTGCAAACCAATTTGCGGCTATGAAGGACTTACCAGAAGCAAACCCTCCAACAACACACGCGATGTCCTCATTGTACTCTAAAAATTCACCCTGCCAGGGCAACACTTCAATTTCGTGGATCGCCATTGCGTTAGCCGTTGACGGCTTTTTTCGCCTCGCTTGCAATCTTCACGACATACTTAACGCCTTGCTCCTGGTCCGCGCCAGGCGAGACAGAGGGGGCGCTATTCTTAATGCCATGAACTTTGCGGTCCAGGTCAACCATCATGGATAGAGCTTCGGTTGCCCACTTGATAGCTTCAATCTGGTCCTTGATATCCATGCGCTCGCTACGCTGTAGGCTCTTGTCCTCAAGGCGCACCAGCAATTCGTCAATCAGCAGAAATTGCTTGCGAATCTTAGTTTCATGCTGTGAAAGGGTGTCGTTGGGGTCCACCTCTTTGCGCTGAGCCTGGTAACTCTGGCGAAGCCCCGCCCAATCTTCACGCGCAGAGGCAGCGTTAAGTACAAAAATGGCGACGTCAAGCGAAACAGCGATGTCGGGGATTGTCCGACCCTGCTCTACATAGAGGCGCTTGGCTAATTCAATTTTGTCGTCCGAAGCCATTCCCGGTTTGTTTCCCCGGCCATGACCTGTTACCCTTTTTCGAGCAGCTCAATCACTTGGGCGTAGGGTATGCCTTTGAAGTGTAAATCCACGCAACGATAACCAGCTGCTTGGAACTTATCGCGGCAACGGGCCATGACTTTGACCTTCTTGTTGAAGAGGTCCACGTTGTAAGGCCCACGGCTGATTGTCGATGTCTGGCGACGCTTGTCGATATTGGCGAGGCACTGCTCTGGAGGCGTATCCATGAAGCAGAATACAGCCTTGTCGCGCCCAACCTTATCAGCAATGTCGGCAAACCGTTGGTATATGGTGGAGGCCAGGATGCCTTCGTACACCACGTGGTACCCAAGGTTGTGGAACGTCAAGATGCGTTGCGTGATTTGCTCTTGGCGCTTGATGCCGTCCGTCCCGCCGCTTGGGCGGTCGTAGTTGCCGAGTACAAAGGTGCCGTCGCCTGGACCCTTCAGAATGAGGCCAAGCACTTCATCTTCCTTCTCAGCCATCTCGGGCCAATTGTCGAGTTCACGTGCGTACACCTTCTGGTGTAGGCCGTACCGGGCGATGATGCCCTGCACGGTGGTGGATTTGCCGGAACCGTTATTGCCCCGAATTTGGATAATCACTGCTGAAACCGCCCTTCCATAATTCACGCGCAACCGTGCTGTCGCGCCAGGTGAGTTGCTGTTTTACCATTTCGATGTCGTCGCCGACCGTGTACCGTCCTGCGCGGTACTTCTTCAGGCGGCAGAGGACCGTTTCAACCTCGCCAGCACCTACAGGCTCCTTGTACGAGGGCGGCGCGGGGATATGGGACATCTCACGTATGAGGCGCTTGGTGACGGCGACAATGTCCTCGCCCTCTTGTGCAAGTAGCTTCGCGCCAGCCTGCGGTGGCTTCCACATCTTGAGCGCCTCCGGGGCCACGGGCGCTAATCCCCAACGCGGTAGGGCCACCTGCGCCGTATCGTACACCTGAGCCCGCATATACGTTCCCATCTGTACGGTGTTCTTTGTTGCGTCGCAAAAAGCCTCCCAGGTGCGACCCGCGAACCAGTCATCGCAAGCTGCACTAGCGTCAGGATAAAGCGACACATGCTGCCTGACAGCCTTGCGCGCTTTCTCCCCACGGAAGTGGCGCCGCTCTGAGGCGCGTGGGAAGGTGTCAAACTCATCCCACGTCAGACTGTAGAATTGGTCTGGGTGCGATGCTAGGAAGGCCGCCACTCCGGCATGTAGGAACCAGGAGAAGGCGACCGTCCATAGCTTCAGCTGCTCCTCACTGAGAACAGCCTTGTATAGACACGTCTGTATGTAGTCGTTGTCGTTGACGGGGAACATGTCCTCCGCCATTTTCAAATAGTCAGCTTGCACTAAACCTCACTCTGGACGAAGTGGATTTCGCACATGGCACGGGTTAGGGCAACGTATTTAAGATTCATCTCCTGCTTGGCTTCCCAATCCTTCTGGCCCTTCCAGGTTAGGGGCAGCTTCTCCGGCTTGAGAATAAACACGCGCTCATTCTCCAGACCCTTGGCGCGATGTACTGTCGAGAGCACGACCGCCGTCAGCTTGTCGGAGAACAGCGCCTCAATCTCGGCGATGAAGGCCTGGGTTGATTCGGCGCCAAACGCCTCGTAGCAAGCCAGGATGCCGGCAACCTTGTCGTTGTGGCCTTCGAGGGCTGACTCGTGATGCGGCTTGCGCTGAATCTTCTCTTGCTCGGTCGCCGACCAGATGACGAGCGCATCTGGGTCGAAGTC